TTAATTAGTGAGTCCGGGGATTACGGTTTGCCCGTGCTGTTCAAGGCGTTCAATTCTCGCCATTAGCTGAGGCTTCTTAATTTTTCCCCAGCGATTGAGCAGACGGCCAGACATGCTGGCGACATCCTTTTCTTTCATGTACTCCAGCATTACGGCGTTTCGCTCTTCTTCAAATTGACGATGACCAACCTGAAGCATGGCGTACATCCAGTTGAATGCGTTGATGTAAGCAATTTTGATACGCATTGCTTCTTTTTTGGTGTAGGACATAACCAAAAGCATCAACCCATCCTTGCGGAGACGGTAGAATTTTTGCGGCTTACCATTCTGTAACTCATTGTTTTTATAGCAAAGCTCAAAGTTGAGCTTTGTATCAAACTCAGGAGGGCAAGCTTCTATGGTTCGTTCAATGTCACGAACTACGTTCTTCGGCAGCTTTCCAAATGCTTTTGCCACCATAAAAGAATCTGTAACCGGATCGTTGTTTGCCACAAAAATCAGATCTCGGAAATCGATGCCGTTAACGATAGTTGGATAATTCATCAGTGTTCACCTTTTAGTGATGAACCTTGTCACACAGGATTCCGGCCCACAGAAAGGCACCGATCACCAAACCGGCATCCTCAAGGGTCATCCTGAAAGGTTCTGTGTTCATAAGTCGCGCGTGTGAAGCGCGTTTACTGCGGACATAAAAAAGCCCCGCATCGCGAGGCTCATTAAATGGACTTTGTGATTTGCAAAAAAATTATTTCAGGCATTGCGTCCTGATGTACTCCTGCAGGTAGTTAACCTGCGCGGTTATCTTGTCGATTCCACTTCGGAGACGGTAATAATTGAGTTCAGCATCTGCTGTAAGTCTTGGGCTTTCTCCATCGCCCATGCTGCTGGCTCCGGTCGTTGACTTTGCACAGGTGGCGGCGACTTGCAGGCGCTTACGACCAGCAGAAACATCAGCACGGAGACTTTCGATAGTCGCGTTAGCATCAGCAAGCTCCTTTGTGTATCTGGCGTCGAGTTCTGCTACATCACGTTGCCGCTTCTGCATATCAGCGATGATGGATATGGCTTTATCGCGCTGCTCTTTGTAGGCGGTGGCGTTATCACGGTAATGATTAACAGCCCATGACAGGCAGACGATGATGCAGATAACCAGAGCATAAATAATCGCGGCGACTCTGCTCATACCTCAATCTCTCTGACCGTTCCGCCAGCCTCTTTGAATTTTGCAATCAGGCTGTCAGCCTTATGCTCGAACTGACCATAACCAGCGCCAGGCAGTGAAGCCCAGATATTGCTGCAACGGTCGATAGCCTGACGAATATCACCGCGATCAATCATCGGTAAAGCGCCACGCTCTTTAATCTGTTGCAGTGCCACAGCGTCCTGGCTTTTCGGAGAGAAGTCTTTCAGGCCAAGCTGCTTACGATAGGCATCCCACCAACGGGAAAGAAGCTGGTAACGTCCGGCGGCTGTTGATTTGAGTTTCGGATTTAGCGTGACAAGTTTGCGGGGGTGATCGGAGTAATCAGTGAACAGCTCGCCACCGACAATAACATCATAACCGTGATTTCTGGTTTTCTGCCGTCCGTTATCTGTTCCTTCTGACCACGCCAGCATATCGAGGAACGCCTTACGTTGATTATTGATTTCCACCATCTTCTACTCCGGCTTTTTTAGCAGCGAAGCGTTTGATAAGCGAACCAATCGAGTCAGTACCGATGTAGCCGATGAACACGCTCGTTATATAAGCGAGATTGCTACTTAGTCCGGCGAAGTCGAGAAGGTCACGAATGAACCAGGCGATAATGGCGCACATCGTTGCGTCGATTACTGTTTTTGTAAACGCACCGCCATTATATCTGCCGCGAAGGTACGCCATTGCAAACGCAAGGATTGCCCCGATGCCTTGTTCCTTTGCCGCGAGAATGGCGGCTAACAGGTCATGTTTTTCTGGCATCTTCATGTCTTACCCCCAGAAGGGGATCTGTTCAAATTAGGAATTATAGATATGGTCGCTTGAACAAATCCGGGTTACGGTTGATTTGTAACGGGTTTGTTCGTGACCGCATTCATGAGCAAATCAGGCGTGGATTGCGCCAACAATACATGCCGCTCATATCACGAAGCCCAGCCATTGATGCTGGGTTTTCTTTTTTAAAGCGCACTAGACAACCGTATCCACAGAGTGTCAGCAATGAGTTGGTTAGGTCTGGTTCTTGGTGGAAGTACGCTTTAAAAAATGGGCTGAGGGTTGTAGCCCAAAATACTGAGGGAATGGTAAGGATGAACAACGGTTTTGCTCTGGGTGGATTTGGCTGTGGTGGCCGGCGCTGATCTCCGGCTTGTATACAGGCACCTTGTTCTTCCGAAGCTCTCCTGCGCGCATCAGCCTGCGCATTCACCACACCGGAAAGAGCACTCAGTTGTACCGGCCAGTTGTGCCACTAAGAAATGCTTTCGCAGACCGTTAAGCTCTTTGCCAGTTCTTTAATGCTCTTACCTGTTGTGCAGATATAAAAAATCACGAAACCGTTATGCAGGCTCTAACTATTACCTGCGAACTGTTTCGGGATTGCATTTTGCAGACCTCTCAGCCTGCGATGGTTGGAGTTCCAGACGATACGTCGAAGTGACCAACTAGGCGGAATCGGTAGTAAGCGCCGCCTCTTTTTATCTCACTACCACAACGAGCGAATTAACCCATCGTTGGGTCAAATTTACCCAACTTTATTCAAAAAGTCAATATCATGCCGTTAATATGTTGCCATCCGTGGCAATCATGCTGCTAACGTGTGACCGCGTTCAAAATGTTGTCTGCGATTGACTCTTCCTTGTGGCATTGAACCACCAGAGCGTCATACAGCGGCTTAACAGTGCGTGACCAGGTGGGTTGAGTAAGGTTTGGGATTAGCATCGTTACAGCGCGATATGCGGCGCTTGCTGGCATCCTTGAATAGCCGACACCTTTGCATCTTCCGCACTCTTTCTCAACAACTCTCCCCCACTGCTCTGTTTTTGCTATATCAACCGCGCGGCCTGTACCGTGGCAATCTCTGCATCTTGCCCCCGGCGTCGCGGCACTACGGCAATAATCCGCATAAGCGAATGTTGCGAGCACTTGCAGTACCTTTGCCTTAGTATTTCCTTCGAGCTTTGCCACACCACGGTATTTCCCCGATACCTTGTGTGCAAATTGCATCAGATAGTTGATAGCCTTTTGTTTGTCGTTCTGGCTGAGTTCGTGCTTACCACAGAATGCAGCCATTCCAAATCCGGCTTGTGATTGCGCCATCCCCATAGCAGCCATCACATCAGTACCGGAAAGAGAGTCAGAAGCCGTGGCCCGTGGTGAGTCGCTCATCATCGGGCTTTTTGGCGAATGAAATTTAGCTACACTTTCGAGTCTCATGGTCTACCCCTCTTGCCCTGTTTGACCATCAGGACGCCGTTAACTATTACGTGACGCTCGCCTTTGCTGTCTCGGTTGTACTTGAGCACTGTTCCTCTTGCGCAGGAAAGCATCCTCGCCACTTCGGTCTGATTGCCTCGTGTCTGGATAAGAAGCTCTGGTATCGTTTGAATTGTGGCGTTCATGCGTTCTCCAGTTCGGTGATTTTTATTCCAAGCCTTCCGCCTGGTACTTTCACGCCACGAATTACGCGAATGTCATCGAATTGCTCGTCATCTTCCGCAAACCCGGCGTGGATAAGGGAGTCGAGTAAGCCCTTCAGGATGTTATCGAGGTCGCGGCGGCGGGAGTCTGGAACGTCTGCGATGACTTTGATGCGGAGTCGTGATTTGGTGAAAATGTCTAACTTGAGTTGGCGGATGATTTGCTGAACGTCTTTTCGGTATTTCTGGCCTTTATCGCTGATGTAGTATTGGCTTCCCCGTCTTCGCCAGTAGGTATTCACCGACGGCGGGTAAGGAAGCACAAACTGATATTCGTTCATGGCTTAATCTTCCCCTCCTTCAGCAGTATCGCCTGCGTCCTGATCACGCCTTCGAGGTGGTAAAGTCTGGCGTCTTTGTTGTCGAGATTATGGGTGCGTCGGTCGATTTCATCGTGACACGCGCTACAAGCCCATGCGCCGATCAGGTCATCAGGCTTCATTCCAGTTCCGCAAATTCCAGCCATCCGGTAATGTGCCAGAACTGTAGTTTCAGGATTGCCATTGCATATGCCGTAAATACGTACCTGGCATTCTCTGCCGCGAGCTTCTTTGCGTAGGTTAGCCATTAAGCAGCCTCCCCTGTTACTTTCAGCATTCCGTTATCGAGCAGCTTTCTGGTCAGCCACTGTTGACCACGCCCGGTGATTTTTGTGGTGAACGATATCTGTATTCCGTGATTTGTATTGACTGCTGTTTCTTTCACTGTGAAATAGCCGCGATCCATATATTCCTGCATTGGCACATTGCGCCGGGAACCTGAAGCAATAAGGATTTTGTGATCGCGCATCCACGCAAACAGTTTGTTTGGACCAATTCCAACAACCTTTGCAAAGTTTCCAATCAAAATTCCACTGGCCTCGCCAACGCGATCGGCAAACTCAACTTTAGGTGCGGCAATTGCGAGCTGGTTTTCCAGTTGCATTTTCTGCTCAGCAAGATCAGCAGCAAGGCGCAACGCTTCTGGTAGCGTTTTGGGGATATTAACCGCAGCTTCTTCAAGCTCTCGCCAACGGTCAACAAGACGAGCGGTGAATTCCGGCGACAACTGGGCAACGACAATAATGCTGTCGCGCTTACCTTGTTCGCCTTCGAAGACGTAAGCCTCGACACTACGGCGCAGTCCTAATTTATTGATTTTTTCGAAAACCTGCAATGCAGGAAGTTGAATAACTCCAGATTTAGCAAGGCGCTCTATTGATATTTTTACGTTATCTGGACGACTTCCCACCAACTCAGCGATTTCAATGCTTGTCATTTTGATGGCATTGCCATTTATTAACTCATTCATCGTCTTCTTCCTCGTACATTGAGCTATTCGGATCGCTCATCAGTTCTGCGCAGCAGTGCTCACACACGTGAACTTCCAGCACATGCAGCTTCTGGCCGCAGTTAGCGCACGTTAAAGCCCGCTCGACGCTTTCTTTCTGGTATTGAAGGGATTGGGATGGGCTAAGCATGGCTTTCACCATTAAAAAGTCGCTTGTAAGCATCAATGTCTCGTTTTGCTTCACCAAGCTTTCGTCTTAATTCCATGTTTTCTGATTCAAGCTTTTCCATGTCTTGTTGGTATCGATCGCGGTGTTCTTTCCATGCTTTTTGATACGCCTTCATGTATGTCATGTTGGCCTTTCTCTTTGCCTGACGAACTGCGTGGTGGTTTTTCACAAACCAGTCAGGGTCGTTAAATGCTGCTCTGGCGCATGTATACCAATAATTTGTTGCCTCCCTGTTTAGCCAATAAATACTGATAAATGGCAACCGGATAGACACCATTTTTCGTTGTGACTCTTTCTCGCCAAACATGTGGCCTTTTTTGATGCTAAGTCCAAATCCAGGTTGAATTAAAAGCATTGTCATTTCCTCGCACGATGTCTTAGCCACCGGATATCCCACAGGTGAGCCGTGTAGTTGAAGGTTTTTACGTCAGATTCTTTTGGGATTGGCTTGCGTTTATTTCTGGAGCGCTTCGTTGGAAGGTATTTGCAGTTTTCGCAGATGATGTCGGTGATACTTCGTCGCTGTCGTCTCATTCGTACCTCCTGTCGGTAAATCTGACACCCTTACCAATAGCCCATGCTGTCGTGTACTCAATCAGACTTGCCATACGCTTCACGCTCATCTGTGCGCTGCTCTCACGAATGTTGACGTATTCGCCTTCAAGCCCGGGCAAAACATCAGCTTCCTGCTTTGTCGCCACTGCATGACCGCTTATCAACAAAACCTTCCATTGTTCTGGTTTTAACCATTTATCGCACCATTGAACCTGACGTGCGATATCCGCCAGCATCGCGTGAAATTTTGCGTTCTGGTCAAGGTTGCGCTTGTAGTCAGTAATGCGGATTGTGACTGGCTTGTCTTTATCGAGTGGTGTTGCGAGGATGGCATTTATTGCAGCTTGCTGTTGTTGCTTAGTTCGGAGGAAGATTGTTTGCTTCACTGAATACTCCTTTATTTTTTATGCCTGTAACCCCATTCTTCCAGCAACCTTGCGGCGTACCACCCAAGAAACAAAGGAAAGAACATTACAATGAGATATTCCCCGCCACGGTCAATGTTCGAAATTGACCAGATTACGATGTAACCAGTGCAGAACAGGAATATTACAAACCCCAAAAAGCTACTTCGTCGACTCATACTCACTCCTTCACTTTGATTCCAGCGGCGCGGATGGATTCATCGATATCGTCACGGTCGTACACAGCAATAGCATCACTGACAAACCATACAGGCAACTCAATTTCAATAGCTGCTCGCGATGCCTGCCACGTTTTCCAGTGGCCTTGAACATCGTCCATCACGTATTGACCACCAATATCACCACTGCCAATTTCATGGTGATTTTCAGGGTAACGGATAAGGTCTGATGATTCGCCTCCACGTCGCAACCAACTTTCTTCAAACTGCTTTCTTGATTCGTCCATCGATACTTACCCTCAGTTCAACTCACAAAACGCCACGCCATTTTTGCTACGACAACAGGCATAACACCGATAATCACCCAGACAAATGCAGCGCCAAACAACGTATACCATGGGTCTTTACCGTCATTCACAAGACGAATGTAGCTATGCAGAACAATAAAAAACGTCAGAAGAATCCATCCAACGCCAACGCATTTGAATGCGACGAGCATAAACTCAGCCACGATTTACTCTCCCCCAAATAAAAAGGCCTGCGATTACCAGCAGGCCTGTTATTAGCTCAGTGATGTAGATGGTCATCAGAATCCTCCTTTCTTCTTGGACTGCGGTTCCTCGCGTTCACGGCGGCGCATTTCAGCAGACTGTTGGTCTGTGTCATAAATAGCGCCATTTGCCTGAATGCAATACACCGTGCCGGTATTGCCATGACGATTGAGGCGAAGGATTAGTTCGGTTTCACCAGGTGGAACACTGTCATCAAAAGCACCTTCACGATGGATCCCCACCCAATAATCGCAATCCTGTTCAATCTGCCCTGTATCTCGTGAGTCACTTGGCAATGGGCGTTTATTGGTTCGGCTTTCCAGTGCGCGGTTAAGCTGTGTCAGAAGCACAACAACGCAATCAAGCTCTTTGGCAAGGTTCTTCAGTCCTTTGGTGATCATGCCGTAAGCAAGGTCGTTGCGATCGGCCTTTTCAGCGGTCATTAGTGTCAGGTAATCGACCAGAATCATGCCAACACATCCTTTTTCTCGCTTGATTCGACGGCTTTCGCTGACGATTTGAGACAGAGATAATCCCGGCGTGTCGTCGATGTAAAGCAGGTCGATTTCACTCAAGCGATTGGCTGTTTCGATCGCCCTGTTGAAGTCACCATCGTAATCACCCTGATAGCCGTCATCAGCGTCATTTGTCGCCGGAAGGTAAAAAATATTCGGGTTAACACCTGACTTCTGTCCTACCAGTTTTTCCAGTATCTGGTCACCGGGCATTTCAAGGCTGAACATCAGAGCGGGCTTTTTCTCATGCACTGCGCAGTTGATTGCCATCTGGCTGTATAGCGTCGTTTTCCCCATCTTAGGGCGAGCGCCAATGACAAACAGAGAGCCTTTCACCAGGCCTTTCGGTGACAGCATCCTGTCCAGCGATGGGATCCCTGTGCTCATTCCTCGTTGTTCGCCTGACGGGTCAAATCGCTTCTCAAGGTCGCTAACCCAGTCTTCCATGACCTCACCAAATGAGCGAAGGCCGCGACGCGATCCGGTTTTTGCATGGTCTGTCAGTTGCGTGAAAATCGACTGAATAGCTTCGTACTTCTGCGTTGCAGTCATTCCGTTGCGGGAATAGAGCAATTCCGTCGCTTCAGTCATGCGGTTGATGGCGTAGCGTTCCATTGCGGTTTCACGAACCTGCATTGCATAGGCAACGATGTTTGCTGCGCTTGGCGTGTTCTTTGCGATCTCAGCGATATAAGCAAAACCGCCAACAGACACCGTTAACGATTTACGCTCCAGTTCATCGAAAAGCGTCAGGCCATCTACTGGCTTTTGCTCACGGTGCATTCTGGTTATTTCTTCGAAAATGATTTTGTGTGGTCGGCTGTAAAATGAATCAGGCTTCAGCATCGCCAGGACTTTCCGGACGCGCTCACTGCTGTCATCATCCAGAAGCAATCCACCAATCACCGCCTGCTCTGCCTCGATGCTATGGGGCGGCGCATAAAAATTATCGGTCATCGTGTTCACCCTCACGAACTTTCAGGTAGGTATTATCGTTAAGCAGGAAATCAAATCCCTTTTTGTGCCAGACGGTTCCGCGTTGATGGTTTGGACGCTCTTCGAACATCCATCGGCAATTTTCGCCTACGTAGCTCAAATAATTTCTCCAGTCCTGCATCGTGAACCCATGCCCGTCAAGCTGGCGGGTTATCACTCCGGCTTTGCGCCAGAACGTTCGGATCTGGTTTTTACGCTTGTCATTCAGTGCGCGGATTCTTGGCGCTTCAGGAAGGATTTCGTGGTAAGCATCGACAACATCCTGACAGCTGACGGAAGGTTTTTTCTTGTCAGACTTTTTGTCTGCTGCGGTACTCTCTAATACGTCAGTATTAGAGATAATATTATTATATTCTTTATCTGTGGTAATTTGCTGGTAATCTGCTGGTACAGTATTGCTTGCAGGCATTGGTATTGCTGGCTTTGAGGTGGTAATTTGCTGGTAATCTGCTGGTACAAAATTTGACTGATAATCGTCATATTTCTCTACCGAGAAAACTGAGAATTTACCGTGTGAAACCCAGTCAATCATGCCGAGTTTTTTGAACTTTCTAAGCAGGTACTGAACGCGATCTGGTTTGAGTCCTGTTTCAAACGCCAGAGAGTTTCTACCGCCAAGTAGCTTCCCTCTGCCTACCAGAATTTCTCCTGCGTCAGTCATTACATACTCAGGCGTATGCTTTGCTTTGAGGATTAAGTGAACCCACAGATGCGCTGCTTCTGCGTCCTTGTAAAACGGCACATCCATAATTTTACGGTGCAGCAAGGCATACCCCTTACCGCTGCTTTGATGCGGTTGTTGTAGCCTTCTGGCCTCTCTGGCTTCGGCTAGATTAGATATGTTACTCATGACCTTTCTCCTTCTGCATCAGCTTCACTTTTTCCAACTCAGCCCGGAATCGACCAGGCTGCTTGAAGCTGGACAGGAAGCGATCACGTAGTATGTGTTTGTGAATTTTGTCCTGGTAAGGACTGAGTTGTTTTGTCATAATTACTCCTGTGGATTGATCCAGTCTTTCTACATCAGGCCTCGAAGAATTCGCCGTTCTTCGGGGCTTTTTCTTTTGTCAGGTAATCGGCAAGCTGCTTAGTCAATTCAGCCATTTCATCGTCTTCGATTCCGTATTCCAGAACAGCAAGCATCATGCTTACCTGCGAGAAGAAACCATTCTTCCATCGGCTTACCTGATATTCAGGAACCCCCATTGCTCGAGCGAATGTCTTCTGCCCCATCAGTGCCAGTTTGTTCAGCAAGGCCGACTCGATGCGAGCCGCTTTCTTGCTTTTAGTTGCAATAGTACCCATAGATAATTTCCTTAATGATTAGATAGAGTTGGCTTCGCAAAGAAACGCAAAACCATAGAGATTTGTTTCTGGTAATGCCCTTTTTCAGGGCTGGGATGTGTAAGAGCGGGAATGTCTTAAGCGGCTTTACCGCGTTTAGTTCCGTACTGTAACCAAACCGGATCACAGTTAAGCGCCATAGCAATCTCAAACAAGAAGCGCGGTCGCTTGGTTACTCCAGCTTCAATCAGTTGAATTGATTGCTGTTTAACACCGGCTTTGGTTGCCAGTTCGGTTTGCGTCATTTTTAACGCAATTCGCCTCTTCTTGAGGCGTTCAGAAAGAGTTTGCATATCGCCTCCATCAACAAACTTTCTTGTATTTTTATACAATGTATCTTGTTTGTCAAATACAGTTTTTCTTGTGAAGATTGGGGGGGGTAAATAACAGAGGTGGCTTATGAGTATTTCTTCCAGGGTAAAAAGCAAAAGAATTCAGCTTGGACTTAACCAAGCTGAACTTGCTCAAAAGGTGGGGACTACCCAGCAGTCTATAGAGCAGCTCGAAAACGGTAAAACTAAGCGACCACGCTTTTTACCAGAACTTGCGTCAGCTCTTGGCGTAAGTGTTGACTGGCTGCTCAATGGCACCTCTGATTCGAATGTTAGATTTGTTGGGCACGTTGAGCCCAAAGGGAAATATCCATTGATTAGCATGGTTAGAGCTGGTTCGTGGTGTGAAGCTTGTGAACCCTACGATATCAAGGACATTGATGAATGGTATGACAGTGACGTTAACTTATTAGGCGATGGATTCTGGCTGAAGGTTGAAGGTGATTCCATGACTTCACCTGTAGGTCAAAGCATCCCTGAAGGTCATATGGTGTTAGTAGATACTGGACGCGAGCCAGTGAATGGAAGCCTTGTTGTAGCCAAACTGACTGACGCGAACGAAGCAACATTCAAGAAACTGGTTATAGATGGCGGTCAGAAGTACCTGAAAGGCCTGAATCCTTCATGGCCTATGACTCCCATCAACGGGAACTGCAAGATTATCGGTGTTGTCGTAGAGGCGAGGGTCAAATTCGTATGATTAGGATTGCGGCGCTACTCTCAATACTCTTAACTGCCAGCGCCAATTCTGAATGCTGGATTGTCACAAACCTGCACGGGTACGGGGCAATGAATGGCGATCGTTACGAGTTTACAAAAGACAGCACGGAAGATTCCGTTTTCCACGTAACAATAAATGGCGATAAATCATCAGTTTATGAATCAGTTTCTGGCGTCTATCCAGAGATGAAATACACTGCTTTGTCATCGAACACTATGGTAGGAAAATACCAGTCTGGAGGAGGAATAACCGTTGAAACCTGGTCAATCACTACAGACAAAAAAGCTCTTTACTCCAAAGTAATGAACATCCCAGGCATGCAACAACTTACATCGACCAAATCCTTTGTTGGTGATGTAGTCGGAACCTGCAACCAGTAATCCTCACCTCGATTTCGACAACCAAAAAACAAACTATTTTCCGTTTAAAAACAATGGAATTTGTTTTTCACGCCCTTTTTTACAATATTTCTTGTTTACAACATACAATCTTTCTTGTAATTTTAAGCCATCAGCAGGACGCACTAACCACCATTGAAGGTGAGGCTCTTAAAAATTTAGCCCTGAAGAAGGGCAGCATTCAAAGCAGAAAGCTTTGAGTAGCGCGAAATGCAGCTGCAAGACAGCAACCGTGGAGATAAGCATCACGGCGCGTTACTCAAAGCTAACTGACAGGAGAATCCAGATGGATGCACAAACACGCCGCCGCGAACGTCGCGCAGAGAAACAGGCTCAATGGAAAGCAGCAAATCCCCTGTTGGTTGGGGTAAGCGCAAAACCAGTTAATCGCCCTATTCTCTCGCTGAATCGCAAACTGAAATCACGAGTAGAAAGCGCACTGAATCCGATAGACCTTACGGTGCTGGCTGAATACCACGAACAGATTGAAAGCAACCTGCAACGTATTGAGCGCAAGAATCAGCGCACATGGTACAGCAAGCCACGCAGTGAAATGGGTGTGACTTGTGTTGGTCGCCAGAAAATGAAATTAGGCAGCAAACCACTTATTTGAGGTGAGATATGGAAGAAGAATTTGAAGAGTTCGAAGAGCATCCTCAGGATGTGATGGAACAATACCAGGACTATCCGTATGACTACGACTATTGATAAGAATCAATGGTGTGGGCAATACGAACTACGGCAATGATTGCCAGAGAACCTGGTAAACAGAACAACAAGGCTGCCTGATGGTGGCCTTTATTTTTGGCATAAACAACAGAATAAACACTGCACTGTGTATTCATTCCAACGAGTGAATACACGGAGCAATGTCGCTCGTAACTAAACAGGAGCCGACTTGTTCTGATTATTGGAAATCTTCTTTGCCCTCCAGTGTGAGGGCGATTTTTTATCTGTGAGGATATAAACAGATGTCAAACATCAAAAAATACATCATTGATTACGACTGGAAAGCATCAATAGAAATTGAAATCGACCATGACGTAATGACAGAGGAAAAACTTCACCAGATTAATAATTTCTGGTCAGACTCTGAATACCGACTCAATAAACACGGCTCTGTATTAAATGCTGTATTAATCATGCTGGCGCAACATGCTCTGCTTATAGCAATTTCAAGCGACTTAAATGCATATGGTGTTGTGTGTGAGTTCGACTGGAATGATGGAAATGGTCAGGAAGGATGGCCTCCAATGGATGGTAGTGAAGGAATAAGAATTACCGATATCGACACATCTGGAATATTTGATTCAGATGATATGACTATCAAAGCCGCCTGAGCGCGGCTTTACCGCATACCAATAACGCTTCACTCGAGGCGTTTTCGTTATGCAATCAAACAGAAGGAGCATCCTATGCAACAGTTCGCTATTGCAGGGGCGGCATCGGTTCGCCCTTTCAACCCGATTTTATCGGTGCAGCATTCACGAAAAAATATTTTAACCGGAGCAGACTTTAAACAACCAAGAATGAAAAGTTTGCTCGAAAAGCTTTGGGATATTTTGAAACAACAAGGCCGTCCATGAGTTTTACGGATAACTGGTCAGACGAAGAATTCATTCGTCAGATGAACAAAATGCTCAATCAGCACAAAGAACAGGAGAAAGATGATGATTCTGACTCTGAATGATAAGCGTGAAATATCGCAAATAATCGCAAGTTTTACTGATGAAGATTACGAGCGAATCAACAGTGAAGTTGATCGCCTCTGCAAACGTTGCGACCCAATAAGCGAAATGCTTCGCTCATATAAACCAGATGAACACACTAAGGACGCTATCGACTGGCTGGAAGATGATGACTGTAACTATCAGGAAAAAGCCGCTGAATGGTTCTGGGATGCAATAACCGAAAGAGTTAAGGCTGAATATGCCTTCGCAATATTCAAACGCAGACACATTTTTGGAGAAGCAGCATGAGCAATATCGTTGAATTCGTTAAACAGCAAGAGCAGTTATTCTGCGGAGCATTGACTGAACAGACGGTGACATGGGCTAAGGAAAGCCAGTTTGCAATTCAGTATTTCCAGAAAAATGATTACCTGGCTAAAACGGCACTGGCAAATCCAACCAGCGCACAGAACGCCATCATCAATGTTGCGGCGATCGGCATCACCTTAAACCCGGCCAGCAAACTTGCTTATCTAGTTCCGCGCGACGGCATGGTTTGCCTTGATATCAGCTATATGGGATTACTTCACCTTGCACAGTCGACAGGATCAATTAAGTGGGGGCAATGTAAACTGGTGTACTCAAACGACACCTATGAATCAAACGGCCTTGATTCAGCGCCAACCCACAAATACACCGCATTTGGTGAGCGAGGCTCTATTGTTGGTGGTTATTGCACGGTTAAAACAGCAGATGGTGACTACCTGACTGAAGAAATGAGTCTGGCAGAAATTAAAGCTGTGGAAGCAACGAGCAAGGCAAAGAATGGACCGTGGAAGACATTCTGGGAAGAGATGGCACGTAAAACAATAGTTAAACGCGCCAGCAAATACTGGCCTAAAGCATCACGTCTTGATAGTGCTATTCACGTATTAAATGAAGAAGAAGGTGTATGGACTGAACCAGTTATGCCGCACAAATCAGAGGAAGATATACGCGAAGATGAACGGAAACGCCAGCAGGAAATAATGGATAAAGCACAACTTCTTTGTGATGAAATGGCTCAGGCAGAAAACATGGATGATTTGAAGCGATATTTTGCAGAAGCATATCGCCTGACAGCTGGAATGAAATTGCAGCAGAACGTACAAGCCATTTACGCAGAATGCAAAGCGAAACTGGAGGTTGCCAGTGAGCAAACTGTATGAAATTGCCAATGAATACGCAAAATTGATGGATTCAGATTTAGAGCCAGAGATGATTGCTGACACAATAGAAGGCATGGAAGGAGAATTTACCGATAAAATAGAGCAACTTCTCGCCATTATTAAAAATGAATCTGGTTATGCTGAACGCCTCAAGGAAGAGGCAAAGTCACTAAATGAGCGAGCCGCAGTAATTCAAAATAAGATTGACAGCATTATGGCGTATATAGCGTCATCGCTTGAAATGGTTGGCAAGAAAAAGATTCGAGCAGGTATTCACCAGGTAACAATCCGCAAACCGTCAGAAACTGTAGAAATCATCGACTCAAGCGCCATTCCTCCTGAATACGTTGAGTTTGAAACGACAATTAAAGCCGACAAACTGGCAATCAAACACCAACTAAAAGCAGGAATAAATATCCCCGGTGCTCAACTCAAAGTTGGGAAACCTTCACTTCTTATCAAATAATTGTATCGCCTATGAAAAAGACTCCATGGGAGAAATGGGAAGTCGATTTCTTGCGCGAAGTGGCGGCGACAATGCCAGTTGAAGTTATCGCTGAAAAACTGGAAAGGACTGAAAAAGCAGTAATGGCGAAAGCAACAAGGATTGGCGCTGACATTGTTAGCCGACTTCGTGGAAGACGATGGACAAGAGCCGAAGTATCACTTTTCGGTAAGTTCTCCGCAGAAGAAATAGCAATTGCAACCTGCCGCTCAATTTATTCAGTAAGAGCTATGCGATACAAGCTAAAAAAACTCGATGAAGAGAGAACAGGCATACGAATAAATTAACAAAGAGGAATTTACCATGAGAGGACTTGCATACAATCCCGGCATTCTTCCAGCAGAAATGATTATTCGCCAACGCGTAAAGCCAATGCCATCGAGAGAGGAATTGCTTAAGAGAAATTCTTTTCCATCAGTGAATCAAAACAAATATCTGAATGCGATGTGGCGGAGTGGGAAGAAATGAAACAAATGTCACTAATTGAGATGGATGGTTTTCTGAAAGGTAAATGCATCCCACGAGATTTAAAGGTTAACGAAACAAATGCTGAATATCTGGTGCGTAAATTTGCTGAAGCGGAGGCCAAGATTTCGGCTCTGTCCGAAGACCAGCAGAGAGCGATTGAGTCAATTAAGCAGGCTGATGCAGCTGTTAAGTTGGCACACGAGAAGTTTTCGGCGCTTGCGGCGGAGAATGCGGCAATGCATGAAACTATTGAAGCCGTTCGGAGTGTTGCGGATAACTCCAGTGGAATTGCCGGATGGCATTTGAATGGCGATATCGCTACATGGGAAGAGATTCTTCCTGAAATTAACGATATCGAAACTCCAGCTACCGATGCTTTCCTGTCTGAAGTGCGGGCGCAGGGGGTGGATGCTGCTATAGAAGCTGCAAAAAATCTGGTGGCCCAAGAATATGAGTATAAGGATTTCAAAGCGGCGCAGAGTGATTGCTGTATGCACCCTGGTTCAGACCTGGTAGGGAAGGTTGAAATGACTGAGTGGTTAGTTGACTTTGCTGCCCAGCTTCGCAAAGGAGGCAACCAGTGAGCCAGATTGATTATCAGGCACTGCGTGCTAAGGCAGAAAAAGCAACGTGTGGCGAGTGGTCGCTCGAATATGGAGAGGGCCGATTTGATGGTGATGATGCTCTAATTCATCGCGAGGCTGCTGGATATATTCCCATTTGCAGAATTGAAGGGGCGCATCCAGAAAGCGGTTTCGATGAAGATTTCCAAATGGAACAGCAGGCCAATGCTGAATTCATCGCCGCAGCCAATCCCGCTACCGTCTTGGCGCTGCTGGATGAGCTGGAAAGAAACCAGCAATACATCAAACGCCGCGACCAGGAGAACGAGGATATTGCGCTTACGGTAGGGAAGCTGCGCGTTGAGCTTGAAGCAGCAAAATCAAAACTCAACGAGCAGCGTGAGTATTACGAGGGCGTTATCTCGGATGGGAGTAAGCGTATTGCTGAACTGGAGAAAAGCGAAGAGCAACTCATCAACGAGCGTGACCATGCTGAGTATGCTTTAGCTGATATGTATTTTGCAGCAACCGGGAACAGGCCGGAATGGAGTAACTGTTTCAGTTTTTCAGATGCAGTAGATGCCGTAGTTGACAGAATTGCTGATTTAGAAGCTAAACAGCCATCGCCAGTAGTACCGGAAGAAAAACCAATGCCGAACCCTCTTAGCATGTATGCGGTTGATGCGGTTGCAGCTATTGCAGAGGTGAGAGGCTGGAACGCCTGTCGTGCCGCCATGCTTCATGGTGCCAAACCTGTAAGCCAGACTTACAAGTTGAACAAGCTGTCGGGCAACTCTCCGGTAACTCCGGATGGTTGGGTCATGGTGCCGAAGAGACTAACAGCCGAGAACGGCGCTAAGGGTGCGCTATCCGGTGAATTTTCAGAAACTACGTTTATCAGCTGCCCGGAATGCTTTGGCGATGATGATTGCGATACCTGTGACGGTAGCGGGCGGATTGAAATTAAAGTACCAGTCACATGGACGACCATAAAATCCATCTGGGATAAAGGTATTGCGTATTTTGCAGCAGAACCGCCGCAGGAGGTTAACCTTGGCTAACCTACAACTTGCCGTTAAAGGTGAATACTTCGATGCCATGATTCGCAGAGAGAAAACGGAAGAGTATCGCCTGTGTAATGACTACTGGAATAAGCGAATTATGTTCCGGGAGTATGATCGCCTGATTATCACAAAGGGATATCCGAAGCGCGACGATTCCAGCCGTAGAATTGATGTTCCGTATGACGGATATGAAATCAAGACAATCACACATCCGCACTTCGGCGATAAACCGGTAAAGGTGTTCGCGATAAAGGTGAATATCGGCAATGAATAACAATCCTCGAACTCGCGGGGATTTCTTTTATCTGAACTCGCTACGGCGAGTTTTGTTTTATGGAGATGATAAATGCACTTCCGAGTTACAGGTGAATGGAATGGAGAACCATTCAACAGAGTTATCGAAGCAGAGAACATCAATGACTGCTATGACCACTGGATGCTGTGGGTGCAGATAGCACATGCAGACGTAACCAATATTCGAATTGAAGAACTGAAAGAACACCAAAACGCCTGATGGCGGTTTTTTTGGGGGTAGTAGATGGCTGCAATTCACATTGTATCAATAACATGCAATGCAATTCAGATAGTTGCTTGCATTATCTTTGTTTTCTCAATCCTTCGCTCCCGACGATATTCTCCAGCAATTAACCGACATCCTGCACAAGTTGAAGCCGTCAGGATGGCTATAGAGTTACGAAATGAGATGAATAAGGCATTAATGGAGATGGAGAAACCATTCACTGACAAACATTAAGAGTGGAAATAAAGAAATCACACCGCCTCACACTCGATGAGGCCTGTTCATTTCTCAAGATATCCAGACCTACCGCAATAATACCAATTCAATAAATGGAGATTCCAAGTGGAAGAAGAAATCTTCACTCGTGAAGAAGCTGCGTCGTATCTGAAGGTAGACAAAGGCACTATCACGCAGTGGATACGAAGTGGACGACTTCAGGCCGCAAAGATAAATCCAGATAAACCTAAAAGCCCATATCGCATTTGCAAGTCAGACTGCATTGCGGCGCTTAAGTCTGTGAGACACAATAGCGCGGTGAATGCGGTTGATGTGCAGGAGGTTAAAGCATGTCAATCAAACTACGCGGTGGCACGTGGCACTGCGATTTCGTCGCGCCAGATGGATCAAGAGTTAGACGCTCTCTTGAAACATCGGACAAAAGGCAAGCGCAAGAACTTCACGATCGTCTGAAAGCAGAAGCGTGGAGAGTAAAAAATCTCGGGGAATCGCCGAAAAAGCTATTCAAGGAAGCCTGCATACGGTGGCTGCGTGAGAAATCGGATAAGAAGTCCATTGATGATGACAAGAGCATTATATCGTTCTGGATGTTGCACTTCAGAGAAACCATTCTCTCTGACATAACAACAGAAAAAATAATGGAGGCGGTAGACGGGATGGAAAACCGCCGCCATCGCCTGAACTGGGAGATGAGCCGGGACAGGTGTTTGCGGCTTGGCAAGCCAGTGCCGGAGTATAAACCAAAGCTGGCAAGCAAAGGAACGAAGACGAGGCATCTGGCAATACTTCGCGCCATTCTCAATATGGCTGTTGAATGGGGATGGATTGACAGGGCGCCAAAAATATCAACACCACGCGTTAAGAATGGACGCATTAGATGGCTTACAGAAGAAGAATCAAAGCGCCTGTTTGCAGAAATAGCTCCTCATTTCTTCCCTGTTGTCATGTTTGCAATCACGACAGGCCTTCGCCGCTCCAACGTTACAGACCTTGAGTGGTCACAGGTCGATCTGGATAAGAAAATGGCATGGATGCACCCTGATGAAACAAAAGCTGGCAATGCGATCGGAGTTCCTCTTAACGAAACCGCATGCCAGATATTAAGAAAACAGCAGGGTCTCCATAAGAGATGGGTATTTGTCCACACCAAACCTGCCTACCGAAGCGACGGAACAAAAACAGCAGCGGTAAGGAAGATGAGAACCGACAGCAACAAGGCATGGAAGGGAGCGTTAAAGCGGGCAGGCATTAGCAACTTCCGATTCCATGACTTGAGGCATACTTGGGCAAGCTGGCTGGTTCAGTCCGGTGTCTCTCTTCTTGCACTTAAAGAGATGGGAGGATGGGAAACTCTCGAAATGGTTCAAAGATACGCTCACCTTTCAGCCGGGCATCTCACCGAGCACGCGAGCAAAATCGATGCGATTATAAGTCGCAATGGCACAAATACGGCACAAGAGGAGAACGTGGTTTACTTAAATGTGAGGTAACTTATTGATTTAAATGGTGCCGATAATAGGAGTCGAACCTACGACCTTCGCATTACGAATGCGCTGCTCTACCAACTGAGCTATATCGGCCCTGAAAGGACATGTTCACGAACGTGAATCACGGTGGACAAGGTTAAAACTAACCGGGCGATGCGTCAATGGCCTTGTGAATCAAATGGCTACTTTTGCATCACCCGGTTTTATTTACGCACGAATGGTGTAATCACCAATGCCGATCCACTTATAAGTGGTCAGTGCTTCCAGCCCCATTGGGCCGCGCGCGTGGAGTTTTTGTGTGCTTACCGCAACTTCCGCCCCCAGTCCAAACTGGCCGCCGTCGGTAAAACGCGTAGAGGCGTTAACGTAAACAGCGGAGGAATCCACTTCGTTAACAAAACGCTGGGCGTTGCGCATATCGCGGGTCAGGATCGCATCGGAGTGTTGCGTGCCGTGTTCACGAATATGGGCGATGGCATCGTCAAGATCGCTAACGATTTTGACGTTCAAATCTAATGACAGAAACTCATCGTCATACTCTTCGGCTTTAACCGCCACCACCTTCGCGGGGCCTGTCTGCAACTGCGCCAGCGCAGCAGCATCTGCGTGTAACGTCACGCCGCTTTCCGCCATTTGCTTGCTTAATGCGGGCAGGAAGCTATCGGCGATGTTTTTATTTACCAGCAAGGTTTCTACCGTATTACATGTGCTTGGTCGCTGAGTTTTCGCGTTGACGATCACTTTTAATACTTCAGCGATCTCTGCGCTTTCATCAACGTAAATATGGCATACGCCTATACCGCCTGTGATCACCGGGATTGTCGACTGCTCGCGGCACAGTTTATGCAAACCAGCCCCACCGCGCGGGATCAGCATGTCGATGTATTTATCCATACGCAGCATTTCACTGACCAGCGCACGGTCAGGATTATCAATTGCCTGCACGGCACCCGCCGGTAAGCCGCAGGATTTCAGGGCGTCCTGAATCACCGCTACCGTTGCAGCGTTAGTGCGACAGGTTTCTTTGCCGCCGCGCAGGATCACCGCGTTACCGGTTTTCAGGCACAGGGAAGCAACATCAACCGTCACGTTCGGGCGCGCTTCATAAATCACGCCAATCACCCCCAGCGGCACGCGACGGCGCTCCAGACGCAGGCCGCTGTCCAGTACGCCGCCATCGATTACCTGCCCCACCGGATCGGCGAGATTGCACACCTGGCGCACATCGTCGGCAATGCCTTTCAGCCGTGCGGGCGTCAGTGCCAGACGGTCAAGCATCGCTTCGCTAAGGCCATTGGCACGCGCGTCTGCAACATCCTGCGCGTTAGCGTTGAGGATACTTTCGCTTTGTGCTTCCAGTTCATCGGCGATTTTTTCCAGCACACGATTTTTTTCGCGGCTGGAGAGTTGCGCTAATTTATACGAGGCTTGCTTCGCGGCAATGCCCATTTGTTCCAGCAT